CTGATACTCGGCAATGAACTGGTCGGGATTCATGCGCCTGTAAAAGAGAAAATTGTCAGGAAAGGAGGAAATAATCTCGTCCTCCAAGAACAAGGCGAACGGAGCGTCGGCAAGAGTGTGCATGATGTCATACTCATGGATTAGTTGACCGGGAATTGCTTCCACCTTGTTGCGCTTTTCATCTTTCTTGATGATCTGGTTCTTGAGACTAATGATGATGTCACTGGCAGTGCGTGAAGGATCATGGGCCTTGAGCTTGGACATCACTGCGGAATAACTCCGCTTGGAAGCGTACTCGTTGACAGCGCGCTCACAGTACTGCTCGAATTTGGACGCGGTCCACATGGGAGGTCGCGGCACAAGCCGGTCATACTCGTCACACAGATCCTTTCGCGGGCACCGGAGCATGCGCTCGGCGTTGGCATTGGCAGACTGAGGGGTCAAACGCTTGGCGACAGAGAGCAGATATGTGGTGGTGTCAGCCCGCTTGTGAACGTGGGGGTTGACAAAGGCGGTCTCTTTAAATTGGTCGGTAGCGCCCGTGGCGCCCGGGAGCTCGCGATGTTCCTTAGCGTGAAAGTGGACCTCACGGCAAATTTCCTCCACCGGGGGTCCTGCGGAAACAATGTGGTCGTCAACTCGGCCGGCATCAGGAGTGGAGTCTTGCAGTAAGTGGAAGTCGACTGCGGGAAAGACGGATTGATACTCGGAGGCGGCAACGTCAGCTCCGATGCGAGAGAACCAAGGGAGGGAAGGCATGCTCCATTCCAAATGCCGGTAGAACGCCGACTTGACCAGAGACGAAGGAGTGGTGAGACTTGCCGCTCCACCAGAGCGGACCGCGCAAATGAGGGCGTTCATGAGAACGCTTCCGGTGGGAGATGAACGGGTGCGAGAATCGGGATCCATGGCGTCCATGTGAACGTAGACGCCAGTACTGGACCGCGTCAAGGCGACATACGCTGAACGGTCCATTACAGATCCCTCTAAGCCGGTCATGTCAACTTCCATGTCCTCTTTGAAGTCCTCGCCCTGGACGGAGGAATAAGTGTAGGCTTGACGACCGCCCGCTGCCAGGACGCCAGCGTAACGCGGAGAGGCTGTGCACACAGGGATCCCGGCCATAGGCTCATTTGTATGAGTGATGTGACCAGGTAGAGGATTAGTGGTGTGAACACCAAATGTGTCGGCGAGAATCTTGAATCCACGGTGAGTGATTGTGGCATAGCGAGTGACCATTGGCGCGAGGCAAGCGATAGGTGACAGATCATACTCACTCTGCGTGCCAGCAACCGGAAATTTAGCCATGCCCTGCGCAGGGTCGCCGTTGACGACCACCTCTGTGAGCATAGGGTTGGTCAAGATCAGCAGGTCGAGCATCCCGCCCCAGAACTTCCCGGCGTCATCAAATATGACAGGGCCGGAGCAGGGTTCTGTGATGGCGGAAGCCAAAGTGGGGAAATTAAAACCGCGAAGTTCAGGAAAGTCCAACCCGGACTTGGCTTGGGCTCGGAGAGACTCGGTGTGAGAGATGACTCGAGCCTGGCGGCGAACGTCGGGGTCAAGTCCTTGAAGGTAAGCCTTGGTGGCGGTGGTCTTGCCACAACCCCAGACGCCGAAGTAGGCCCGGATCTTCACAGTGCGGGAGCGCCCTTCCAGTTTGAAAAGGTCCAAAATGTTGTCGAGGGACTGGAGCACAGCCGGGTTTTGGAAGGCTTCAAGAACGCTGGGGTGTGCTTTGAGGTCAGACACAAGTCTGGCGGCTCGGCCAAGATCGGCAGTGTACGACAGCTCTTCCTCAACCAAAGGGACGGGAGGCAAGGCCAGGTCACGATAAGGGGCAAGGCGAGCTTCCAGAGATTGTTGAATGGCGACCCAATGGGACGGATTGGGTCGGACTGCAGTGGTGGCATTCTCTTTCCGCTGCGCCAAGTTGGCTCCAATGGGCTCCTCAGAGACTGAGTTGCCGGAGGCAGACATTGCAACATGGTCGGGAATGACTGGGGCGGCCCAATCCGAGGGCACCTTGACGCGAAAGTTCTTGCCCAGACGGAAGCGCTTCCAAATCGTGCTTGGCGGGGTGACCCCAATGGCCCTGTTGGCGGCGTTCTGGTTGTAATCGAAGAGGTCAGGCCAAGGGGCGGTGCGTTGCGTGGTGAAGTCAATGGAAAATCCCTCTTGGTTGTTGGGATCAATGGGCTGGCAAGAAAACGAGCCTAGGAGGGCAGCAACAATGTCGTTGCGATTGTTGGGCAGCGTCTTGTCTCCACAGAATGACACCA